TCCTGGTACGGTTACAGTTGCGCCGGAAGCCACAACGATCGATCCAGACGATGCAACCGTGAGCAAGCCGGTCGATGTAACGGTTTGCGTGCCGGCAAGGTTCAACGCGCCGCCGCTTGCAATGTTCGCATTTGCGCCGCTTGCGACGTTTAGGTTCGAGCCTGATTGCAGTGCAGCGATGCCACCGTTTGCCCATGTAATCGACGCCGTGCTTTGCACGAGAATTCCGGACAACGACGCAACGGTCATCGAAGCGGAATTGTTCAGCGTCATATTCGCGCCAAACGCCGTGGTTCCGTCGAACGTGATCGCTCCGTTGAAATCGACCGCGCCATTGAACGCGGTCGTCACACTACCACCGATGGTAAAGACAGACGATCCTCCGATGGTAAGACCCGCGGTCGTCAGCGTAACGCTTCCGCCGGTCTGAACCGTCAAAAACGAGCCGCTTGCGAATGTCGCGGTCGATCCGGTCTGGTAGGTGACGCTCGATCCGGTGGCCATAACCAAAGCGCCCGTGAATGTGTCGCCCGTTTTATCGACCGCTTTCGCGTGGTCGATATCAAGCTGGTTCAGCGAAGCACTCGCAATCTCTTCGTTGACGGCCCAATCATCAGGTTTTACGCGTGCAAACGTCATGGGAATCCTCAAATACGGAAGCGTTGGTTGTCGAGAGTGAAGGGTTCGTCGCAAAAAATCCCGCGCCCATGCGGGCCGTCGCGAACTACAGAAAAGCGCATCCATGCGCCAACGAGGTTATCAACGACGCCATAGATCAAGCTAGCGCGCTCGTAGAAAAGAACGTTGGTCATATCGTCGGGTTTGGCCAGCAATATCACGACGTGCGCCAAGCTTGACGAGTATGGTGATACCGCGGGGTCCGCCAAGTCGCCGTCACTGAACGTTGGTCCGCCGCCGGGAACGGTGCCGCCGCCGGGAACGCGAGTCTTTGCGGTGAGCGGGTTGGCAAACTCCAAACCAAGGTACATTTCACCAAGTAAGTCGCGCAAAAAGTCATCGAGCGCTTGGAACGCAGTGCCAGCCGATAGGAGCGACAACGACGCGGCAACTCGAGCACGACGCTCCGTCAGGTTGCCAGTCGGCAGTAGACGCAGAATCTTTTCCCATCGCGGCAACGTGTCCGTCATCCGCGCCGGATCGTTGACATGCGCGAGCCGTTCCGCCGTGTTGTACATGCCCAGCACGACGCGAGCCGTCGCTTGCGTATCGACCCACTCGAACGACGCTCGTTCTTTCGCAAGCGCTGAACCAGACGCGTCCGCAAGTGCGTCGTGGACCGTTTGCAGGTCTGTCGATGCGGCCGAGCCAAACGTTTTTGGCATAGGCGAGAAGCCACCAAATCCAGGCATTAGCCCACCTCGACATAGAATTGGACGCCAGTTACATCGCTCGCGGTAGCAGCGGGCAAGGCCCACATATACACGTCGACGATATGTGGAGACACGATTTTGCACTGCACGTGGATCGGTTCACTGTGGAGCGCTGAACCAGTCGCGCGCTTGAAATTCCACGCCTGCTCGTTGCCCAGCGCGTCAACGACGACCGCTGGGAACGTGAAACGCCAGTGCCCGGTGTTTTGCTTTGCAGGCGTTGGGTAGTTGATCATCGAATTGCCAGCAACGGAGTCGAATGACACCATCGTGACAAGCGATCCGTCGTTCGACCAAACGAACCACAGTCGACGGACTACGCGACTCATGGCCGCGACGTTTGCGCGAGCTTCCGTGTCCGCAGACGCGGGAAGATCCGTCGATGGATCAACAACTGCGTCGTAGTCGCGGATAATCCCGCCGAGATCATCGAGAGTGCTTGCTGTAGGAAGAAGTGCCATAATGATTATGCCGTCGGGTAAAACGCAATACGTCGCGGGGTCGCAACGTTTGGCGCGATTTGGTATCCATTTGCCACGGGAACGACCACGGGCGTTATGGCGAACGAGGCATTTTGCACTTCATCGCCGGATAGAATCAAGCCACGCAAAGACCAAGGTCCAATGTCGGCCGGGTTCGTCGAAGTCGTTGACGGCTTGCGTAGCGCACGTGGTAGCAGTCCGGCGATGGTCGTTTTTTCGGCCGGTCCAAGGGTTGCGAACGTGTCCAGCACCGTTTTTACGTACGTCTCGAATTGCTCCGAAGCTGGCATGATCCAATCGTCAACCGCGATGATTGTCGTGGTCGTGGCATTATGGAAAAACCCAACGTCAACGATGATGCGCCAATCGCTCGGGAAGCCGATAGCGTCATCGCGCGATACGCTCTGAATCACGCCGCGGTACTTGCGGAAGTCGACCGGTGAGACGTAGTCGATCGAGTTGCCGACAAGCGGGACGCCATCGGCTCGAACGACGAACTCAACCGCGCTTGTCCTAGATATGACTTTCGCCATTCCCGTACTCAAATACGGAAGTGGCCACGGTGCGCCGTCAATCCAACCTGTGCCAGGTCCAGCGGGCACTGCGCGCTTTGAAGCCGGCAATGTCAGGATGTATGAGAGGTCGATCGGATAATCGACGACCGTCGTCACGATGATGTCCGCGAACGTCGGGAACGCGCCTAGGACGCGCGGGCGTACGTCTGCATCGACAATCGACGTGTCAACGACTCGGCTCTTGTTCGTCGCAGTCGGAGCACGAAGGACAGCAACGTGAAGCGTGTTGCCGCCGTAGACCGCGGGATACACGAACGCCTTGCCGACGAACGTGCTCGATGCTTCCGCTTCCGCCGCGACTTGGGACCAGTTGCCGCCGCCGGGGGGGTTCGCGTAATAAGCAAGCAACCGCTCGCGCAAGCCTTCGACCGTCTCTTCATTCACGCCGCCGACAAGTCCGCCGGTCATGACCGACGCAGTGGGCTTCACGAATGGAGGGGGCGATACCCATCGGAGCGTCGTGCCAGCCTCGAGGTTCGTTGCTTCGCCCGTGTCAACGGAACGGATCTTGATCGCGTCGCCGTTCTCGTAAGGACCAGGTACGACGACCTCGAACAAGAGTCCAGCCGCGTCAATCAATTGCTTGCCCGTCGGGATCCCGACAGCAACGTCAGTGGACGTTTCAAGCTCAGCAAAACCAATCGACGGACCGGCGGGTCGCAGATCGAGTTTCACGATGCGAGCAAGTTGACGCAGTTCCTCAACATCGCCCTTGCCAGCCGAGTCGGGAAGTGCAGCGTTCGCTTTGATCTGAACCTGGTTCCCGATGTCCTCGCCAAACGCACCAAGCGCGTCGCCTCGCAAATAGTCGAGTGTCCCCTCGGATACGTTAGGATTCTCGATGCCACGTTCAACAAGACCCGCGGCAATAGTGCGCGTGTAGTCGGTCCTGATTTGCTCGCGCGTCTTGACAGCGAAGTCTTTTGGTTCAGCCATTGTCGAGCCTCGAAACGTTTGTCTCGTTGTTGGTTAGGTTTGTCCAGGTCACGGTGACGCTTACGCCGGTCATCTTCACGCGCTCTGACTTGATCGAAACGATGCGAACGAGTTGCCGTAAGACGAGCCCAGCAAGGGCCGCACGAACGGCTTCTTCGATCTTTCGAGTCGTGGTCTCGGATATCGTCGTCGCTCTGAACGCGATTCCAAGCGACAGCACGCTAGACGAGCCCTTCATCGTGCGCAGCGCAAGGTACACTTGTTGCTGCACGCTATCCATTCCGCGGTGCATGCCAGTCGTCGCATCACGCAACGCATCGCCCGTGACAGCATCGATTGCAGCCGCGTTCTTTCGAGCGCCATCCGTTCCAAGGTAAAGCTTTGCAGTCGTCGAATTCAGCTTCGACGGTGCGCCGAATCCAATCGGAGTCGAACCAAGGGGGGCAAATCCAATACCAAGGTCAGGCATGCTGCGCACGTTAGCACGCTGTATGCCATGGTTGCAATGGTAAAGCGAGCGGTCGTGGCGAACGTTTTACAGGGCTGTTGTCGTCGTCGCAACGAGCGTCGTTGGTGGCGTGTTGACGACGCCTAGCGCGGCAACGCCCGCGCCGATGATCGCTACCCATGCCTGGAGTGCAGCAGCGTCTTTGACGATCGACGTGCCACCAACGCCGCCAAGTGACACGGACGAACCATGAATCGAGATGGCGCCAGACTGGTCCACGGTGATCGTCGCGCCGCCGGTCGTGATTTCGACCGCGCCCGTGCTCTTGACCTCGAGTTTTACGACCGCGCCGGATGACGCGTTGCCAATCTTGTTTTGCAACGTGATCGTTGCCGCTGAACCGTCGTCACGCAACGCAACGAAGGACGTCCCATTGCCGTTCGGTCCCTTGGCATAGATGACCGTTTCGCCCTCTCCAATCGCGCCGTAGTTCGGTGCGCCTCGAATGTCGCGAGACGAGTACACGACGTCGCGGTCCGTGCGTTCCATGGAAAGCACCTGGCACGATGGTTTGCCCGGTTCGGCCTTCGATGGTCGTGACGCAAAGCCGACGTGTTGAAACCATGTCGCATCGTCGGAGACAGTTTCTTGCGCGACAGCATCGCCTAGTTGCGCCGAAATGGCACCGTTGGTCGGGTTGACCGTCGTACCAAGTACGTCGTGTCCGATATCGTCGCTCATGTTCCCAGCTCCAATGTGTACGGGCGGATCATCGTCAATTCTGTCATCGTGCCAGCATCGCGCGATTTCGTGAACGTGCGACCCATTGTCCAAAGCGTATCGTGAATCCCGAGATGATCATCGTCGATGTCCACGTTGGTGTTCACGGCGTAGGGGTATTTGTCGCCGTACGTGTGCCCTTTGACCGTGTACGTCACGGTGAAATACTTCCGTTGCAATTCCGCAAGCTTTCGCCGCGTAAACGCCTGCAATTGCTCGTTGGTCTTTGATTCGTCGTCTTTTACGATAAGAGGCACGGGCTTGCGCCTCGAAACAAGTCGGTCGTTTCGAGGTAACAGACGCTCTCGAATGGGCAGAACGAGAATGCCAGGGTATCGCGCGATGATATCCTGCACGTGCGCCGCGATGTTGCCGCGAGAATCGCACGCCACGAATTCATTCACTGCGATGCATTTGAGCCGAGCACTTGCCATGTCCGCGCCGGATGACTTGCCAGTCGCCAAAACGCAGCACGGTTGAATCTCGCCGTCGCGCACTCGAGTCCCGTTGATGATGTTGTTCGAGCCGTCGCCATCGAATTGACGAACGAGCCTGTGAATAGGCGCGGTCGTGTAATCGGGTCGGTCGACGACAACGCCGCTACCGTCGGCAGAAGCGAACATTTGCAAGCCGAGTCGAGTCAGAAGACGCTCGATGACTTGCATCGCGCCGTCTCCAATCTTGGGTTTCAGCTGGTCAAGCTGCAATGTTTTCAGGTCAGTGCGTCCAGGACTAACCACTTGCGTTACCGTCTTCGTGCCGTACTGCGGCGTAATGGCGCCATTGTTCAGCGTCGAAGATGGCGTTTTAATGCGCGACTTCGACGCTTGCATGATGCTTCTGCTGGTAATGTTGCCAGTGACAATCGAAGTATTGTTTTCCGCGCCCACTTCGATTTTGTCGATTCCGTACGGGGCTAGAACGAGCGAAAGAAAGTCGAAGACCGTTTGGTTGGCCGTGATCTTGGTTTGCGGGTCGATTGACGCGCTCACGACCGGACCAAGGAAGTCACGACCGGACACCCTGAACACTGTGCCAGATCCACGATCCGCCGATGTTGTCACTTTCTCGATGACGCCGGTCAATTGTGGCTTGCTGTTGACGGTGATTTGCACTTCGGTGCCATCGAGAAAAACCTCGTCATACAATGACGGCTTGTTCGTCGCGAACACGAAGTCGAATGCAGACGCGGGCGTGAGAAAGTCTTGCCGGATCGAGTACGATTGCCAGGTTCTCAGTTCGAGATCCAGGCTTGGCACTTTCAACGCAACAGAATCAAGTTCGCTTTGACCGTCCATTGATTACGCCCTTTTATAGTAACGGATGACCGTATTCGCAGGAACGGTGAGTTTCGAGCGGATCATTCCGGGGTTCAACGCTTGCAATTCAACGACGGTCGACGACAGCTTTCGCGCGATTGTCGGCAGCATCATTGCTCCGGGTGTCACGTACACTGATACCGTATTGCCGTTTGGCGTTGTGATTGTCCTACGAAGATCAAACAACGTCGCTTTAAGCACCTGGCAATTCGTCCAGATACGCGCCGCGCCAGCTCCAAGTGGACCAAGCGGGACAACCTCCCCAGCGAGCACGTTCGTCGTCGTGACGGTCGATGCACGGTTCAGCGATGACGCCACCTTGGACAGTTTCGCTACTGCACGGTCCAGATTCACAAGCGCGTTGGTCTCTTGAATTGACGCAGTGTTGGTTTGGAGCAACGGCTTGATCATCGCGCTGAACGACTGGTTAGGGTCGTCTTGGTCGAATACGCTTATCGGTGGGCGTAGCGTTTTAAGCTGCGTGTCGATGTCCGACGCAACGAATACGGCACGGGCTTGCGTCGATTGCGTGAAGGCCGTCTCGACGCCATCGTCGCGCGTCTCGATGACCGTCAACGCCACGGTCTGTCCGCCGCGTTCGTCGGCATTCAAGGTCGAATCCCAATCGATTACCTTGACGCGAAACGTCCCGTAAAGCGGGTGTACGAAGTCTGTCGTGCTGCGCTCGATGCACGCGCTGCGTAGCAGCTCGAACCGCGCCGGATACAGGTCATCCCACGTCTCATTTTTGCCGCGAAGCAAGGTCTTTGCGTAGAATGGCGCAACGATTGAAAACGTGAATGGATTTCGTCCCGTATTCTCTACGAACGCGCCGTCACGATCCATGCTCTTGTGCTGCGGGACGTCGTGACCAAACGTTTCCTTGATCGAGATGATCGGGAACGCGACGCTTCGCAACGAGCATTCTTGGAGAGTCGCAAGGATATCCATAGATTCACCTTTGCCCGATCGGAGTTGATCGAGGCACGTCTTTCGCAGCCGTAGCCGCTTCTTTCAAGCTGGCAGAAGCCTCTTTGATATTCGCAGCAGCTTCGTTGAATGCATCGGCGTCCGCCGGGGCCGCCGATGACGATCCGCCAGCTTCTTGCTTGTTAAGCTGTTGATCACGATATCGTTCAATCAAATCAAGCTGATCTGGGTTCAGCGTCAAAGCTTTGTCCGCGATGTCTCTGTCCGTTATGCCTTTGTTTAATTGCGGAAGAAGGTCACCACCCGGATCGCTTTGCAGCATCCCTAGCGCCTTGTTTGCCCCTTGTTCGTGCGCCCCAGCTTTTATGAGTGCATCCCTGACTTCGTTGCTAGTGATTTCTTTCTCGGGAGCTTCGATCGCGGCGTATTGCTCTCCTAGCGCTTTTGCTTTTGCCGTCTTTTCTTGTTTCTGCTCTTCAAGGTATGCCTTTCGCGAGTTGTATACTTGGGCAGGCATCATGCGTTTGTCGGCTTCAAGGGTGGCCAATTCTTTGTCGATACCTTCGACCTCGGTGTTTACTTTCGAGGCTTCATCCGCGATTCGTTGTTTCTTTTCTTCTTTTGCGAACGCGCGCTTTAGACGTGTGTCTGTTTGCGGGATGAGTTTTTCGAGCAACGAGCCAAGCGCAATAAATACCTTGGTTAGCATCATCGCTGAATTGGCCAATCGCGGGGCATGCGATGCGAAGCTTTTTACGAGCGTCGATATCTGCGGCATAAGTGAGTAGAGCTTGTCTTTGATGCTGTTCATTGCCGTGTTGTATCGCTCACCCGCGGTCATCATAACTGCGTTCGCCGCCGCGCGGACCGTGGCTTCATTCGCTACGGCACCCTTCATTTTCTCGAATACAGCCGTCGCGCTCGCTGCGGCTTCCGCAGACGTAGCACCCTTTTTAAGCGCATTCTGGAATTCGGTCATGTAGTTGAATACTTGACTTTGCGCCGTGTCTGTCGAAAGCGATTGTTTCAATTTGCCAGCGTTACCACCGGATCGAATCAAGAATGTTCTAATCGCGGCGCCGATGTCTACTTTGCCATCGTCGGATACGATGTTTTTGCCGTTTTCCTTCACACCCTTCAATTTTGCCGCGGCTTCTGCGATGAAACTGTTCAGGTTGGTCATCGAGACGTCGGCTTTGCCGGTGATACCACCTGTCTGCAATGCCGCCCCAATGCTGGCCAGTTGCTCTTGCGCATCACCCTTGACCAACGACGCCTTTTTGACCAGTTCGCCGCCAAGTCCAGCGATGTCTTTGATCGTGAATCGACCACCCGTGACTTGGCCTTGCGCGAGCTGTGTGAACATTGCCTTCTGTAGGCCGCTCGCGCCCATGCTTTGGTCTAGGTTATAGATCGCCGCCGATAGCTCCGACAATTCGCCCATACTCGCGCCGTAGCCTTGGGACAGCATCGCGTTGGTCTCGACTGAGTCGAACGCCGTCTTCATGTCGCCGGTCTTGTCGGCAACGGTTGCCGCGGCTTCTGCTGCGTCCATGGCGTCGATGTTCCACCGCGCCTGAATGGCACGTGCGCGGTCCATGACCGTTTGGGCCTTCACCGCGCCCGCGCTGCTGTTCTGGAGTTGCGTAGCGAACTTCTCCAGCGCGAATTGGGGCTTGACGATGTCGTTGACCAGAAACCCACCAAACTGCGTCAGGGCGTTGGTGACAAGGTCGATACCTCTAGACAGCAGCCCAGCAGCAGCGGACCCTTTGAACGTCTCAAGTGCAGAGCTAGAGGCTTGTGCCACTGGACTAGAAGGGGCGCGAGTAGGAGGGAGGAGGGCTTTCGTCGTGCCGGTTGACGTAGCGATTTGCTTGTTCAGATCCGAGTGAATCTTGGCGCGGATCTTCGCTTCGTTTTTCGTCGACGCGATCCTCTTCTTCCCCCCCTTCTCAACCTCTCCCGTCGATTCCTTCTCTAGCGTCCCGATAGCATCACGAACGCGCCCGATCGCCGCCGTGACCTCTCCCGTTCCGGTTGATTTGAGCGCTATTGTGACAGGGTTCTCGGTCGCCATTGCTTTGGTCCAAGCTCTTGCAACGCCTCGCGATGGTCTTTCGCAATTGCGTCGCTGTTGTTTTTTGGGTCGACTTGGGACAGCCGCTCAACGTATCGATGCGCCGCGCGCCAGGCTATTCGCTGTCCGTCTGTAAGGTGCACAGACGCGATGCCATAGTATTCAGAAGGTGAATCACTGCGACCGGCGTCATACGCGCTAAAGGGAGTGACGCTCCCTCCGCCGCGATGTACTCGATCATTGCTTCCAATTCAGCTTTCGACATTTTGGTCACGAGGGGGCTCGATTCACTCGTAAAGATGAGCCACTCGTTCGCGAGAACTGCGACCTCATCAGCCGACATCTGATTTCGTATTTCGGCGATGTTGCGAAAAAAAGGTCGAGAGACGTCTTCTGGATCGCGACAGACCTCGTACACAAGGCCCATTGTGTTGTGGTATTCGACGACTTGCTTCACCACGTCACTCGATGCGTCGTACTCGACCTTGTTTTTCGCAAGCTCTGCACGTGCGAGCACGTTTGCTTGCATAACGACGCGGATTTGTTCGTCTTGCGTAAGCACGCGAATAGCGACCTTGACGTTCATGTCGTCGATGTTGCGAGGAAAGTCGACGATCTTAATGGGTCGGGGGGTTTGGGTCATCGTTGCCCAAAGTTCAGCGGGGGATTTTTGCGATTCAGTAGGCACGTGTATCTCTCCTTTTGTCGTGAAAAACCGGACAGATGGCGTTTTTATACCATGCTGTCCGGCTTGTCAATCGTAGACGTCAGACCCAATCCGACGGTCCGCCCTCGAAATTGAACTCCAGTTCAGCAGCCGAGTCGACGCCGTGCTGGAAGTTGTCGTCGATAATGAACCCTTCGACAGTCAACGTCCGTTGCGCCGCAAAGATCGAGATCTCGACAGACTCGTTTTCGATGATGTATTGCCCGGGGTTCAGCTCGAATTCGAGTGAAGGCACGGCGTTCTTCACCGTAATCATTGTCATCGGAGCGCCAGGACTACGACCGGCGTAACCCTTCGCCACGGTCTTGACGGAGTTTCCCCCACTCTCCCTCTTCACCGTCACATTGCTCTCCTCGGTGAGAAGAGCGCCGTTTACGTATACGACCGCTTTTGAGTATCTTTGCACGTTTGCCATTGGTTTGCCCTTACGCTACCTGGTCAACCTTGAACGCCAGTTGGTCGAGAATATCGACCGGTTGCAAGGGCACGCGTGCGCCCATGCGTGTTTTGTTGCCGCTATCCCGCAGCACAATCGTTTGCGCTTTGATCTGCGGAACGTTTTGCAGCAAGTCGTTCCCGCCGTAAAAGGAGGTAACGCCGTCGATCATCGCCTTCACGACTCGGGGCGTTACGACAGTTGCTCCGGCCGCCGGCTCGTCTTTCTTGGGGTCGTCGCCAATCGTTTTGCCGCTCAATTGCAGCGACGCTTTGACGATAAGCGCATCCGCGTAACGGTCCGAAATGAGCACCTTGTGAGGGTCGCGAATGCGATAATCGAGCACCGCGCCCGCCTTGTAGCGGTTGGTGACTCGCTTCACGAGGTACGCGTTGGGACCTTGGACGCCGATAGGCGAGACGCCAGCACTGAGAGCTGCGGACACCTGCGAACGAGTCGGAACGGTGCCAGCAAGTGGAGCTTTCAAGCCCCACGGTTCGCCATCGTTCTGCCCATAAAAGTTGAAGTTCAAGCGGGGCACGCTGCCAGCCTCGTAGAGCATGTATGCCGCCGTGAGCATCGCAGCCAACTCGGGACCGGGAACGTCGCCATCGAGCTGCCACGCCACTTCGGAGCGTGCGGCGTTCAGCGTATCGACGATCGTGATCGTGTTGGCCAACGAGTCCGTCGAGCCCCAAATCACGCGTTGACGAATGCCGTTGATGGGAAGCGCTTGCGCCGTGACTTGAGCGAG